ACATTATTATTAGATATTATGACTATATTACAAGATTCACGAGCATTAGTTCAAGGAGTTCCGATTCCATTGTATGACCAAACTTCTCAACCAATGTTTCAGAGAATACAGAGTTTGATAGATAAACTACAACCAAGAGAACAAGATGACAATGGAATTTATCAAGATGGTAATACGCCATTTTTAAGTAAACATCATTTCATAGAAATAAACAATAGGGAGCAGAATAATGAAGGTTAATATATTTAAGAAATTAATAAGAGAAGTAGTAAGAGAAGAGTTAGATTATAAATTTAGCCGACTTGAAAAAAAATTAGATGAAGTGTTAGTTAGCTCTAATTCTAATAGTATAGTTGAAGATAGAGCGTCACAACTAACCTCATCTTCAACTGAAAAAACAAATACTCAGGCACAAGTTCCGACTTCAACATTACCATCAACCAATACAGCACTAACAAAAGATTCTATCTTAAATGATATTCTTGCTGAAACCGCAGCAAATGATGATTGGAAAAAAATAAATGAAGAACCACAAGTTCAATCCGTAACGGAAAATACCCAAGGATTACCTGAACATCTGGCAAATGCTCTTAACAAAGATTATTCACAAGTAATGCAAAAAGTAGAGGAAAAGGCAAAGTTTAAGAATGGGACTTAAAGACGATATATTCACAGCTTTGATTAACAATATTCAACCAGATAATCCTAGTGACAATTTTGATTTATCGGATAAGGCCGTCGATAAGGTAGATACTTTAGCACAAGACTTAACTAATGCTATTGTAAAGTTTATTCAGGCTCAAACCTTTGTTGTGACAGAACTTGAAGCATCACAAACTTTAACTAATGTAACCTCATTACCCACGGCACCAGGTGCACCAGCAGTAATACCATTATTAAATGTAACAACTGCCGTTAGTGATAAGGGACAGAAACCAACTAATTTAAAAGGTGGCGGTAAAGTAGAATCAATGAAAAGCAAAGTACAATTAAAAAGAGCCGTAGAGGTGTAGGATGCCAATACTTGATAGAAGAAAAGATAGATTTTTAGAAGACCAAGACACAAGAGTGTCTGTGGGAATAGACTTTCCTTTTGGTAGAGTTGGTAATGGCGATGGATATTTTAAAACTACAAAGACAACGGTAGATGCTATAAAAAACAATATTAAACTTCTTTTACAAACTAATCAAGGTGAAAGAATGTTTCAACCGAACTTAGGAATGAACTTAAGAAATCTTTTATTTGAACCTATGACTGAAGACTTAACAATACAAATAGAAAATAACATTGTAGATGTGTTCGAAAGGTGGCTTCCTTTTGTTGAGTTAAGAAATATAGATATAGAAAATAAAAACGAATCGAGTCAAACAAAAATTAATATAGAATTTAATATAAGAAGAGCACCTAATTCTTTAGAAAGTGTTCAAGTTACATTTGATGGTGTTGGTGGTGAAAGTTCTACCAACACTGGTGGTGGAGCCACAGCTGGTGCTACTGCTGGAGCAAGTGGCGGTGGTGGTGGATACTAACACATAGGAGATATTGATGGCATACACAGAGAAACAAAAATTAAAACCAACAAATGTAAATTATACAAGTAAAGATTTTAGTTCAATAAAAGCTGACTTGATTGAATATACTAAATCTTATTTTCCTGACACATACAAAGATTTTAACGAAACATCACCTGGTATGATGTTAATAGAATTATCAAGTTATGTTGGTGATGTACTTTCTTATTATATTGATTATAATTACAAAGAAAATCTTTTAACTACTGCGACGGAGAAAAGAAACATCCGTAGACTATCAGAATTTCTTGGATACAAAACTCCAAATAAAACACCGTCAGTTGTTAGGTTAAAAGTAGAAACTAGTATTGGTGCCGATAGTACAACTGGTGAACCACTTTACGGAGAAGCACCATCATCTATAGATAGTGGATTACAAGTTACCTCAAACATAGATTCTGAAATTGTTTTTGAGACAACCGATGAAATTGATTTCACAACAAGTGGTTCAGGTGATCCTATTATAAGTGCTCCAATACTTGATGGTAATGGGGAAGCTAATTCATATACTCTGACTAGATATGTAAGAGCTATATCAAGTAAAACTAAATCAAAAACTTTTAATATTACAACTCCTACAAAATTTTTAGAATTAGATCTGGGTGAAAGTGATTTAATAGAAGTATTGGACTGTACAGATGGCTCTGGACAAAAATGGTATGAAGTAGACTATTTAGCACAAACTAAAATTTTAAAAGAAACACATTATAGTGATGATTCAACTAGAACAAGTGCTTACGACCAAGGTGATGCTTCAACTGAAACTTCAACGATACCTGTTCCTTACGTTGCCGAGTATATATCTTCTACAAAAAAATTCACAACTAAATTTGATGAAGATACCGGAACATACAAAGCTTGTTTTGGTAATGGACTGTTTAGATTTAGTAACTCTGGTTCAAATGTAGATCCTGTTGAACAATCTGGTGTAACAATAAACGGAACTAATCTTGCTGATGTCCCAAGCGCCATAGGAGTTGCAGTTGGTAATAATCCAAACTTAGGTGAGACACCATCGAATACTTCTTTGAGATTTACTTATAGAGTTGGTGGTGGAGCTGAATCTAATATTCAAGCTGGAGAACTTACAACAGTAAGTAACCCACCAGCTGGTGTTTCTATAACCGTGACAAACGATGAGCCAAGTGTTGGTGGAACAGACGGGCAAACTGTAGACGAGATAAGAAACAATGCTTCTGCTTTCTTTGCTTCTCAACTTCGTTGTGTGACCAAAGAAGATTATCAATCAAGAATATTATCTTTACCACAAAAGTTTGGTAGTATTGCTAAATGTTATGTGGAAAGAGTGGATGGTGGAGCTTTATTAGTTTCCACACTTTCTTACAATCAAAATAAACAATTAGTTCAAACACCACAACTTGTTTTGCAAAATATTGGTACATACCTGAATCAATATAGAATGATAAATAATCAAGTAGGTTTTGGGTTTACATTGAATGATACTTTATTCTCTGGTTATGTAATAAACTTTGGAGTTCGTTTTATTATTAACTATGATAGGAGATTAAATCCAACTGAAGTAAAGTTAAATGTAATTCAAGTTATAAAGGACTTTTTTAGAATAGAGAAAATGCAGTTTAGACAATCAATAAATTTAAATGATTTACAATATAATATTTTAGGTTTAGATGGTGTCATCGGTATAAAAGAATTAAAATTATTTCAAGATGGAAATACTAGTTATGCTAGTGGCAGAAAACTTTATCAATATCAAGGTGATGGTGATATCGTAGATGGTGGTGAATCGAATTATGGCTTTCAATACAACTTTGAAAATGCTTTACAAGATGGAATAATAAGACCATCTGTTACTCCAGCAGTATTTGAATTAAGAAACCCTAACCAAGACATATATGGAAAGGTGATATAATGCATAAATATTTTTTTACAACCAAAGATACTTTTATTAATAGTGGTTCAGACCAAATTACAGGTGAAGATTTTAAGAATAAAAATGTAGGACAAGACGAGATTCTTGAGTTAAAGAAAGTTTTCTTTGATAGGACATTTTCTCATCCTACTCGTGTCCTTCTTCAATTTGATACTGATGAGATAGAAACTTATATTAGTTCATCTGTTTTACCAAGTAATTATCAGTTAAACTTAAGACTTTATGAAACAGAAGGCACAAGCGGGTTAACCGAAGAGTATACGGTAGCAGCTTATCCTTTAAGTCAAGAATGGGATGAGGGTGTAGGTAAAGAGTCGGATGTTCCGAAAACAACAGATGGTTGTAGTTGGTTACATAGAAAAAATAGAGAAGGTGCTTCTGAATTAGATTGGACAACACCTGGTGGAACTTATATTGCTGGAGACGAAGTTACACAATCATTTTCATCGGAGTCGCCTGATATCAATATGGATATAACCACTATGGCTAAAAAATGGTTTGGTGGAGTGAACACAAACTATGGTTTGTTAATAAGATTATCTGGTAGTAGAGAAACATCAAGTGGTAGTTTCGAAGATATTAAGTTTTTCTCAAGACAAACTAATACAATTTATTCTCCAAAGATAGAACTTAAATGGGATGACCATTTACCAGCAACCGGTTCTAACACAGGTAGTTTAACTGAGTTAGATGTTAGTGGTAATAGTGAAAACTATTTATATCCAATACACTTTAAAGAAGCATACAAGGAAAACGAAACTGTTAAGTTTAGATTTGGTGCTCGTAAAAGATACATACAAAAATCATTTACAACATCAGTTCAAACCGTAAGTGGTAGTTTTATACCAAATGGAAAAGGTTCTTACTCTATCATAGATATGGCAACAAACGAATCAGTTGTACCGTTTAGTGCTTATACGACAATGAGTTGTGATACGACTTCTAATTATTTCAAACAAGACTTAAATGCCTTTGAACCTAATCGTGCTTATAAGATTTTGATTAAGGTCAATCATAATGATGGTCAGGAGATAATCTACGATAACGATTTTGAATTTATATTAAGGACTTAACATGTCTTATCACAATAGAAATAGACAGATAAGCACAAGAACTCGTCAGCAAGATACTGATACACAACAGAGAACCACAACGACTCGTCAGCAAAGTAGTCGTGTTCAACAAAGAACTAGGACGACTCGTCAGCAAGATGTAGGCACACAACAACAAAGTAGGGTGCCTCGTCAACCACGCACAACGAATAGACGACAAATCACTCAAACTCAACAACCAAGAGTGACAACTCCTAGACCGATTGGACAAATATCTCAAACTGATGTAGTCCCACAACAAACTGTAGTTATACCTGACCAAAGTGATGTTGTCGAACCAACCGTGTCAAATGTTAATGTGCCTGTTAACAATCCAATAGTGGAAATAGGATTAATCGCATCGAGTCAAGATAATTGGTCTTATGAAATTAGTGGAGAGCCATATGTTGGGTTGTATCATTTACATGAAGATGGTACTGCGATGATTGGTGAGGGTGTGTTGGGTGTAGTTCATGAGCTAAAACCAGATGAAATAATTATTCAACTTCCCATACCAGAAGTAGAAGTAGATATTGTCGAAACGACAGTAGAACCAGTTTCCTATGAAACAATACAAGAAGTAAGGGAAATAGTAAGTGATGTCATTTACAAAAAATGGTTTGAAAATAATACCTTAAGTGATGAACAAATTTTATCAATGCAAACTACAATAAGAGATGGGATAAAACAAACAGGTCGTAATGAAGATGAACCTCTTGTTTTTTATAAAAAAGATAGAAATACTTTACAAAACAGACAAGACTTACAAGGAGACAATTTTGAACAAATTTGTAGGAATATTTATGCAAATTCTATTCTTGACATTGAATCTAAATTTACTCTTGTGTTACCAGAAGAAATAAGCTACCCTAACCCTTTCGATACTGAATTGTCACCTGGCAATTATTATAAATTACAAAGATATGTAATACGATATAATAATGATGATTATATAATAGATGTAGTAATTGCGGAAGAAGTGATTTTGTACCATGATGAAAGTCTTATTCAGACAGAAGAAGTGGGAGATTTCTAATGGCTGCTGTAGTAATAGATAGATTTTTTATTAATATTTTAAATCTTAGTCAATTAACAAAACCAAAAACAGGTAAAAAAATAGCACCTGAAAAAGCTAGTGAGGTTTTAGACACTAATATATTTGAATTACTTCCAAATCAAACAACTCGTCAAGATCAAATAAATGACTTTTTTACAGAGTTTGATAATTTGATTGGCCCAACACCAATTTTTCAGGATGTTGATGGTGATGGTGTTGGTGAGGTCATTCAAAATAAAGAACAAGACGAACAATCTCGTATTAGTTTTGAAAATCAATCAAATGCTTTTATAACAAGGTTAGATAAACAAGCAGAGGGTAGTAGTGTCAATCAAGGAAAAACTCTTGAGACAATGAGAAATAGGTTAAACACCTATCTAGGTGATGTTGACAATGTTATACAAGAGGTTGAAGACCAACGACCTGAATATGAAAATATAGCAAGTGGGTTTCTAAAAATAAGAAAACCAAATCAAGCAATTATAATAAAAGCTCCTAATGATGGTTTGTTAGAATTTCAAAAAATAAATTCCAATGGAATTCCAAGTTATTTAGATGATGGTTTTACCATAACCATGTGGGTAAGGTTTGTTGGAAAAACACAAGGTGGAACACTTTTTAATTTTGGTAATCCTTTAGATGAAAATGGAGAAGGATTTAGATTAGAAACAAGAACTAATATTGATAGTGCAGGTAATTATAAAAGATGGATTAGATTAGCAGTCAGAGATGGTGATGGAATTTTACGAGACAATCATTGGGGTGTAGAAAATAGAGCTAGAAGAACTGTTAATCAAAGTAGTCCTATTAATCACTACGAAGACAATGTAATACATCAACTTTATCCAAACATACCAACAGATGATTTAAATGAATGGTATTTTATATGTGCTACTTATAATCCAAATGTTAATGAGTTAAATGTGGGTGCAAATAGTCCACTACGAAAAAGTAAAGAATATTGGTTAAACCATCTTGATTTACCATACATTAGTGAGGATAACCCTAGTCAACAAGATATTGATGAGGCTTCCTTCGTATCGAATAGTGAGCTTGGTGCTAAATGTAAAGTAGAAATTATTAGTAAATCAGAGCTTTTAAGAGCACGAGGTTACAAAATAGGTGACTTAAGTATTACTGCTACACAGACAACTTCATCAGATTTACCGGAGCCTGAGTTAGAGGATTTACCTACAGAAGAAGAAACAACCACAGAATTAGTATAAATAAAACATGTCAAAGTTTACTTCCATAGAAGAATTATTTAATACGGCAGAACAGTCGGTAGGTCCACCAACCGAAGGTGGTGATGGTAATCAAGAACTAAGAGTATTTCAACCAGATAGGGGTATTGATTTAACTTATAATAACCCAAATTTTACAGGTCAATCTGATACATCAACCTCTACTCAGATTTTAGAAGAAAGGGACAATCGTCAAACTTTAGGAACGGTGACGCTTAACAATAGAGACTATTGGGAAAATTCTAATTTTGATGAAAGTATTTTTCAATCATATGTAAAAGGTAAAATAGAGACTACTTTGAATACCAGACCTATTATTGATGGTAATGAAGAGGAAATTGTTTTTAATGAAAGTTTTGATGTTTCATCAACTTATAGATATTCAATTGATGCTTTGCCATTCGTAACCGATGTAAACAATGATGACGAGATAATTAGATTAGATAGATATTACGATAAAGAAATAAATCCGACTGAATATAATTTAGCAACCGAAGGTAAAATAAATTATTATTTATACCCAAGAACTAGTGGTAGAACGCCATCTCATAATATTGAAACTTATGGCTCGAAACAAAAGTTTACTGGTGGTGGTGGGAAAAATAGATTTGATTTTTATATATCACAATCTGTATCGTTAGAAAGAGAAGATACTGGCTATTATCTTTTTCGTTTGGATTGGGGTGACGGTAGTCCAAGAGAACATACAAGTGAGTTAAAATTATTAGAAGGCACAACTCTATTAGAACACTTTTATGATAAACCAGGTTTTTACTCCATAACTGGCTTAGTTTGTGCTATTTATGAAGGTCGTATCATAGGTGGCTACGAAAAGTTTCAAACAAATATTTTATTAAATCCTTCTGAGAATTATGAATTAAAATTATATGACTTTTCTAATTTTGCCACCATAGGTGGATTAAGTTCAGACTCTTCATTAGTAAAATCTACTGCCAATATAATGGGATTAAACCCATTGACTTTAAATCCAGAGAATGAGGATGCAACGCCCAAATTAATAGAAAAATTAAATCTATTAGATAGGTTAACAATATTTAATTTTTTGAATAAAATAAATTCAGAATTAAATGATAATTTCACAACATTTTTAAATCCATATTCCATTGAGATAAGTGATACAACTGAACAACTCATAGAGACAATAGGGGGTAATTATAATGTTACATTAAATGAAGAAAGTGAGGGTGATAATGACCTTATTAACTTTGGCTTTGGTGATGTGTATTCATCTTTTATTGAGGGCGAAGTCATTGAGCTTGTTGTATATTTTGTAGAGGGATATAATGATGTTCAATTAAGACCTTTTATTACAACTCCAACAAATTTAGAAATACAATTAGTAGAACAAACTAATAACGATGCTCGTTATCAATTTACTATGCCAGCTCAAGATGTTGAAATAACAGCGATAGGTTATCAATTCAGTTTTGAAGTAAATCTAACTAGCACAGCACCTCTTGGAAACACACAGGCTTATATTCTTCCTAATAATAACCAAATTAATGGTGATAATCCAACAATACCATATGAAATTTTAAGCACACCTGATGTTGAAATACTATTAAATGCTACACCAATACAAAATGAGGGAATGGGCGAAAGCATCTTTCAGAATTGGCAAATAATAAGTGATGAGAATTTTGAAAATAATACAGTACAATTAAGTAGTTTGAATACACCTCAAACTATATTAACTATAAATAAAGATGCTGACTCTAATAATTTTGGTACGATTGAAATTAGAGCTAATTTCTTTGAGAATGAAGTAGATAGTGATGATACTGGCGATACTGGTGGTGACGACACTGGCGGTGGTCGTAGACAAACAAGTGGAGCTGGTCGTAGAAAAAGAGGTGAAGATGGTCGCACAGGCACATATGAAGGAGATGATTTAGTAGATCCAACAGGAGCAGGTTTCTAATGTCAACAATACATCGCGGATTCATTAACAAAAAATTGACCAATACTTTTAAAGATACTTCTTTAAATAATGTTGATATAGCAACCACTAAAGTTTTCAAGGGAGTAAAACCAATGTGGGAACAACTAGGATTTGAAAGTGATGATAGTGATGTCCCAAATGAAAAAATTTATTGGAAAAATATAATACCACAAGACTATAATTTTTTTAATTTACCCAATAGTTTCGAAATAAAAAATGTTGAGGTCAATAGTGATATCGGAGTTTCTAATGGTATGAAAACGCCAAGACAATCTTATGATGAGATAATTGTAATTGATGATGGTCCCCAAGAATGGAGTGAAAACTATTTATATCCTATTTTACCAAAATTAAATAAGTTTGGGGTTTTTGATGATGATGTAAATGTAGAAACCTCTTATGGAAATGCATCAATAGCTCCTATAACAAATATAGATGAAACAGACAATAATCTATTATTAGACGTTGATTTTAACCAAAATGATACTGATGATTTAATTGACAAAACAGAGATAAATAAAATAGAATATAATCAAGATTTTCAATTGTCTCTTGATGAAAACCTAAGACTTCAAATCGATACTTTAATAATACCAGATGGTATAGAAACAGAAAAATCAGAACAGGCATTTTAATGGAATATTCTAAAAAACAACAATATCCAAGTTGGTTGACGCCAGGTGTTTATCCAAATGGTTCTGTAAATGAACTTGGATTGAACAATGATAATTTAGAAGATTTTTCTTTAGGAAATTGGAATTCAATTGTAAAAGACAATAGAGTATTTACATTAGATACTGGTCAAATTCCAACTTCAGATCCTAGAGGTAGAGATGTTCGTGTTGGGTTCGATGTGGGTATACTTGAAAGACCTAATCCTCTTAGAAGAGTTAGATATAACAGAGAACTGATATCAGGCACTGCAGGTCAAAGAGGTGCGGAGTATGGTGATATCCTAACTGATACTATTACTTTTTCATCCACACAGATAAGTTCAAATCCTGATAATATACCCTTTATTGATCGTGGTGGCGATGGACAAGGTGGAATAGATGAAATTTTAGATGGATTAAAACAAGATAGACATATGGAGGTTTGGGGACATTATTATTCAGGTCGTACCAACCAAAACACATGGGATAATAGACAATTCAGACAAGAATTAAAAATCGATGTCGATGAGAATTTTCCTAACAATAATAATTTAGCCTATATAAAAGAAATACAAGAGGACAATCGTTTTAGATTTGAGTTTGATTTTGGAGAAAATAAAGGTTTGCTTTTTGAAAGAGCATTTGATGAACTCGAAATAGAAGAAGCATCTTATGCTGGTAATTTTACACATGAACTTTTTTTTCCAAGAGAACTTAGGTTTAGAAATCCTAGTGAAACTGATAATTTCATACTAAGTAATGTATCATCTGTTCCATTAATAAACGAAGATGGTTTTTGGGAATTGGATATTTTAAATGATGGTTTTACTTCTGAAGCTTTAGGTGATAATCTAATCTTCAATTTTTTTACAGGACTAGGAGCTCCAAACTTTGAGTATAATTTCTTTTTTGATAATTCTAGTATCATTAATAATATAAGACCTAAAGACGAAATTTTTTTAATTGATACCACAACAGTCAATCAAAATGAACTTTTATATTATGACCGTAAAGAAAAATCAGTTGAGTATAATGATACTTCTTATCCTTTAGAAGTTTCATTTAATGTACAATTATTTAATAATCTTGAATTTCAGAACGAAATATCAAATGAAAATTTACAAGACATATCCAATCTTTTTTATATAAATCCCGAATTAAGTGAAGATGATATAGCTGAATTTATTGGGGATATAGATTTTGGAATAGATAATTCTTATTTTACCTATCAAGTTATTCAATGGGGCGATGAAAAAAAATTATTATCTAATACTGATATACGAGATACATATTTTTTTAATCTTTATGATGTTGAGGAATATCCACAGAGCGATAATTATTTTTTACGAAAATGGTTTGCATCACAAAATAGAGAGGCAGTTCCAATACAAGATTCGGTAAGTCATGTTTATAATACGCCTGGAGTCAAGTCTATAAAAATAATTGTTTATAGATATGACAAAACTAAATCTTTTTTAACACAAACTTACCTTGTAACAAAAAACATAGTTGTAAATGATGGACTTTTACAATCTCAAGATTTTGCTGTATTTGGTGGAACTGATTTTAATTTTTTACCCATTGGAGATAATCAAGCAATAATAGGTGGTTTTAATAAATCATCAGAGTACCATTCGTCTGTATCTAGAATAGTAAAGGATGACAATTTTGTTTCAGAGGATTATTTACAAAAAATATCAGCAAAAGATTATGTTGAAAAAATAAATAGTAATCTTTTAGGAGAGCAACCAGGTCAATTAGATTTGGGACAAACAAGATTTTTTTCAGAGCCAAGAGACATTTATGATTTTATTGGTGGGGATAAGTTAGAATGGATAACAGATGGTTCTGGAAGTTTACCAATCAATAGTTTAGCTACCGATATATTTATAAGAGATGATGAATGTACTATTGATATGAATCCACCAAATAATGAATTTTTATCTATACAAAACCAAGCTGGTACAGATGAACAAGGAATTCTTATTGGAGACTATGAAGTGAATCAACCTAAGAATGGTCGAGTGCAAAAACAAGGTGTGATGAAAACACCTTTATTAGAAAGCATAAATGATGAACAGGCATTTTAATGGAAATATTACAACCATATAATAATAATACTTTACAATTAATATCGGATGAAACTTCATACGAATTTACACCCGATTTGTTACAGAGTGGTGTAATTAAACTATCGGTATTTTCAAGTGTTGGTGGTTTTTTAGATTCTACCGAACTATCAAAAGATATTGACTTTTATGTAAGGGACAATGACCTTTTTATTAAACCTAATGAGTTTTTAGATAGAAACAATTTTAGTGAAGGTAACTATAATTTACAATATGATTTCTTAGATAGATTAAATACTGATGATTTACATTTATCTGAAGTATCACCAAGCCGTAACGAAATAAGATTAAGTGTGCCAAGTGGTTCTATAAATACTCAAGATGATATTGTTTCATTTATGCAAGGTAATGAAGATACCTATCAGTTTAACTCTTATTTAGAATTAACACAAGGAAGATTAATTCCCATTAATGGATATGCTTTTGATAATGTAACTGATAATAAAAGAACTTTAATATTAAAATTAAATGAATCATTACCGAGTGATGTGCCAGTCTTATCAACTGATTTTAATATATCGAATAAATTTTTATCATCACAAACCGAAACAATATTTTTTATTGACCGAGAAGGTCTTGCTATAAGTGGATTAGGTCTAACAATAGATGAAGGTTATTCCACAACATCAACTCATGAGGAAGATTCATATGTTAATTATAATAATATCACAGGATCCTCTGGTGAAAATCTTGTAGAAGAAATAACTCGTCAACAAAAAGACCTTAATCTTAATATTGATTATGGAAAATTTGATGGTCATGTGTTCTTTGGTTCAGCAAAATCTAAATTACAAAACTTTAAAACTAAGGCAGTAACATTAGAAGGATTGTATTCTCAGTTAAGCTCATCTCTTGCTTTTTCAAGTAGCTTAAGAGTGGTAGAAAAAAGAAAAGATTTATTTAGACAAATAAGAAAAGTAGAAGATGAGTTTACACACTATGAACATTTTATGTATCATGACGGACACAGTTATTCTACTTCCTCTGCACCAGGTGTTGGTCAAAATTTTGCTGGAACTAATTACAATAATTTAATTAATAATGATTTCACTAAGTTACAAAACTTAGATGGGTTTGATAGAGTCTATAGAAAATCAGAAGATGGTTTTATACATCTTTTCACCGATGTATACAACGTAGAAAACGAACCTTTTTACAGTTCAGATGATGAGTTCTATCTTTCTTTTATTTTACGAGGTGGAGGACCTGATAGTGAATATGACTTGAACTTTGCTTCTGGTGGTTTTGCTAATGAAAGATACGATAGGTCTGGTGGAGACGAGGTAGGGGACTATGGGTATTTTAATGGAAGACAAATACCACATAATGCTTGGAGTGGTTCTATTATAGCAAATCCACAAACAACCGGATCTCATTACCAACGATATATTTTTCAAGCACAACAAAGTTTTTTTAGACCAACAAAAACTGGTGATTTTGGGTTAATAACAGGTCTTGAGGATTATAGTAAGACTTCCACATCTTGGGAAATACTCTCTGGTTCAAATCCAATATCTGCTTCTACAAGTGGTTCAATTGGTGATGGTTTTGCTTACGGTATTTATGATTTAACTGGTGTTTATAATTCATATGTATTTCCAAATCAAATTAAAGACGATGGTACATTGGGGATGGAAGATTTTGTTACAGGTTCAATATTACCACAAGGAGATTTGTTTCCATTGTTTACACAAGAAAGTGGAAATAAACAAGCATTCTTTACTGATGTAGTTGTATCAAAAAACAACCCAACTAATATACACCCTTTCTCAAAGATTTATAGACCACCAAGTGGAAGTTATGCTGGTTCATCGGAATGGAATGATTGGTATGATACGATGTATGATATAGCTTCTGATTACGATGATAATAATATTCATTCTCTTGTAAACAACTTACCTACTTTTTTAAGACAAGGTAGCGACCATCAAACTCTTCGTGATTTTGTAAATATGTTAGGAGAACAATTTGACTTGTTAAGAAGTTACATTAACAACTATCATAACATTTATAAACTTGGATACACAAATCCAAATGGAATGCCAGACAATCTCTTACCTATTATTGGAAATACACTTGGGTTTGATTTGAGAAACCCAATTACTGGTAGTCTTGATAATTATTTAGAATCAACTCGTGGTGACCAAATTGGAGATAAAAAGGCTATTGGTTCACTTTGGACAAAAATATTAAACAACTTAGTTTATATCTATAAAACAAAAGGAACTCAAGAAAGTATTAATACTTTATTAAGTTTATATGGATACGATCCTACTTCATTTAAATTAACTGAATATGGTGGCTCAAGAGAAGAACATAATCCAAGTGTTGTGACGAATAATGTTGCTAATGATTTGGAAAATGGAATAAAAAATGTTGTAGGAAATGTTTCTTTTAGAGAAAAAACAGAGGCTCAAAAATCGTTAAATCTATCTTCTGGTTCTGATAAATTAGCACTAGATTGGTACTCTAATGATGCCGAGCCAAACGGAATAGAGTTCATTGTTAAAACTACTAGGACTAACAACGAACAGAAAATATTGAGATCTAGTGGTTCTGAAGATAATTGGGATTTGAGAATTGTCCCATCAGGCTCATCTACTACTAGGGGTAAAATACAGTTTAGATTAAATAATAGTCTAACAGGTTCTTTGCCACTATCAAATAATTCTATATCAATGTCTACTGATTTTATTGACAACATAAATGATAATAACTTTTTCAATGTTATGTTACAGAGAAATATTGTAACATCTTCTGCTGAAGTCACACAATCGTATAGTTTATTTGTCGGTAGAAAAGATAGAGATAAAATAAAAGATATTCAACATATTAGTATGTCATCTTTTGATGTTAATGCTAACAAAAATTTTATTACTTCTTCAGGTCAGTCGTCAAATAACCTTTTGATTGGTGAAGAGATTACAGGTTCTATTGCTGAAGTGAGAGCTTGGGATTCTGTAATTAGTATGTCTAAATTTAAACAACATATTCTTAATTACAAAAGTATTGTTGGTGGAACTGCAACAGCACCGAGAGATAATTTAATATATCATTACCCACTTAATGATAGTCCAAATACTACAACTATAAAAGACATATCATCTACAAAAAAAGTAAAAAACTTTGATAAGACAATATCATCTCAACCAAGTTTAACTGTTAAGAGTTCTACTACTGATGTCAAAAACTTTTCATTTCAAGTAAGAGGAAGTGATGTTGTGAGAAGTGATAGACAATATTACATTGGTTCTGACATGAAATATTATGCAGAATTAAATCCAAATACAAAAACTTTGGGATTACCTTACAATCCACAAGATAATCAAGAGGTAAATGTAAATAAAATAGGAAAATCATTTTCTTATGTAGACGCTATTGATGCTCTTGTAATAAACGCTATGTCTGATTTCGTATTAGATGATTACTTAGATGATTACGACAACAATGGTATTTACGATGAGTTAATAACATTAAGAAGACAACTTATCGATGAGAGATTAATAACAGTAGACGTTGTTAATAATTTGTCTATGGTAGAATCACACATAGATAATCCTGAATTTATAGACTCTATGGAAAAGTTATTACCAGCAAATACAAAGTTGGAGTTTTCATATGAAATTAAAAATGATACTCTATTTAGACCAAGAATAAAAAGAGCTGCTTTACAGACACAACTCAATCCAAACAAAGCAGAAGGTTCAACTAATTTAACAGAACCAACTCTTAGTATAAATTTTAATGAAAATAAACACGAAAAATCTATTGATGTTTTAACTGATGAAGTTAACATAAGTGGATTATTAAATCAAAACAAATATGAGAAGTCTATTAATGTTCTCACAGATGAAGTAAATATAACATCTACTGCTAATGATAAAGTTCACACAAATGAATCTGCTCCATTAGATATTATTGATTTATCAGATTCATTAAATCAAACTGTTTTTAATATAGAGCTAGGTAACTTTACTGATTTACTTTTCGGTTCTAAAAACGAGTTTTATAAAAATGCTGGAAAAGATGCAAATCAAACTTTCTTTAAATCTGGTAAACCAGGTAATAACGGAGACTTTAATACATACAGATATGATGGTAGATTTTTCTTTAAAACAATTGGCGATATAGAAGAGTTTTTTCCAACAAGTGGTTCATACAAAAATAGAACAGGTACAAATGCCAAACAACCTTTCAATCATCATGATAACTTTAGATATTTTGGAAATCGTTATTATGTAGATAGTGGAAGTGGATATACCTACTCATCTTTCTTTGGTAGTGATGATGCAACCGTAGATGGTAGAATGGTAGGTAGAACACTTTTCTTTAAATCAGATGACGATGGAAATATCACATATCCAATCAATCATTTCTTTAAAGTAGGAACGAGTAAAGATGGTTTAATAAATCTTATTTA